ACCGTATATTGCTCAGAAACCAATTATGAGAACGCATAGTGGGGCTATACTCGCTAGCGGTTCAGACATTTTGGATATGAGTGATATGGGTGTTTTATATATATATTCCATGGGAGAAGTAAACACTACAGCTACGACAACAGATGATTTAGAAATGCAAATCTATGCATGGGCAGAGGACGTACATTTAGGATGTCCCACTGCTTGTGGCATGGAAGTAAAGTTAGAAAGTGATGAACGTAAGGTAGGGCCAGTAGAGAAGCTGGCAACTAGTTTGGCAACGTGGTCGTCGTATGTATCGGTTGTTCCTGAAATTGGACCGCTCGCGATGGCGAGTACAATGCTATTTAAAGGAATTGCTGGTGTAGCTTCCTGGTTCGGATGGTCTAAACCTGCTATATTACAAGAAGTTAAGTTTGTCAAAAATCAACCTTTTATGAATTCCTCCGCTTGTATAGGGATGGAATCCACACAAAAATTGACTTTTGACCCTAAGCAGGAATTGACGTCTGACCCCAGGGTAGTTGCACGAAGTGAAGACGAAATGGTTATCCAACATATTGCCGCAAAAGAATCGCTTTTGACTCATTTTGATTGGAGGGTGGTTGATACGCCCTTGCATTCGAACTTGTTTTCATCTTTAGTGACTCCAATGTTGGCAACAAAAATCGACACTACGACGCACGTTATTTATCAACCCACTGCTTGCGCTTTTGCAGCGACACCTTTTAATTACTGGAGAGGCACTATGCGATTTCGATTTGAAGTTATATGTTCATCGTTTCATAGGGGCAAACTGTTAATATTCTTTGATCCGTATCCGTGGGCTAAAACAAGAGCTACGGCACATTTTGGTATGAACCAAAATTATATGGCTATATTGGATTTACAGGAAACTCAATGTGTTTCTTTGGATGTAGAATGGGCTTTTCCACGTGCTTGGTGCAGAAATTTGAGCAATAGTGGGGTTTTTTATGGGCCCGCTATGGATGAAACGCAAGTGGATTTTCATAATGGGATTATAGGTGTTGTTCCGTTCACTACTTTAACGGGTCCGAGTGCAAGCGCTGTTAGAGTTAATGTCTATGTTTCCTGTGCTGATTTATTAGTACAAGGACCTAATGAAGCCCGATTACCCACGGATAGAAACGTGGCTGTTTTGGAGAGTGATGAGACAGTTATGAGTATAAATAATCCAGTTAGTGAGGTTGGCGGAATATCGCAACTACACTTTGGAGAACAACTCTTATCTTTTCGAACGCTACTAAAACGCTTTATTACGCATAGAATTTTGACTTTAGCAACAGAGACTAGTGGATCCCCCGGTATGGCTGTTATGTTTGAGCCTTTGTATCCAGCACCTTATCCCCGATTGGGGCAGGCAACGGATGCTGCACGAATTGTTACGCTCCTTGCTTACTTGTCAACAGCTTATATTGGTGTTAGAGGAGGGACCCGCCGAAGGGTGAGTTTTGTTCCTTATAATAACGCAAGTCATAGCGAATCTGCTACGTCCAAGTTAACGGTTTCAATGCGTGACTTGGCTACGGTAGCCTCAACAAGTATAGGATGGAGTACTTCAAATTTCGTCAAAAACTCCCTACGGGGGAGTATTAGTTTTGTACCGCACACCAATGGTGGTATTGAATTTGAAATCCCGCATTACGATAGTAATTTGTTTAGGATTGCGTTTGGTGAGTACGGAT